GATTTTGTATGACGGCGCGATCCACACGTCGCTGGCGTCGCTGATCCATGACACGTTCTGCATCACCTACAACGACGGCCGTTTCTGGCCGCCGATTGCATGGAGCAAGTTCGAGCCGTTAAAACAGGGCGGTGATTGATGAATGAGCGATGAAAAGGCAGAGCGCCCGCCGCTGGTCTGGGGATTCAGCGCCCCGACGGATTACAACTCGAAAGAACTTCCGTTTTTTGAATGGATCGCACACCAGATGCGCGAGAGCGAAATACAACTCTTAAAAAGGGAGGACCCACGCATGGACATGGGCAGAAACAGCGAACATTACAGCGACCCCACACCCGGCACCGCCTGGGAGAATATGCGCAGAGAGGAAAAGCGGCTGGATGCCGCCCGCCTTACTGTGGTTTCGGCCCTGGTGCCGATTCTGCGCCAGACGGCCGAGCTTGCGGGCTTTGAGATTATCGGCCGTATTCCGCTGCGTGACAAGGCGACGGGAAAGGAGTACCGCTAAATGGAAGGCTTTGATTTTTTCGGCCTGGCAGCCAAAGAGAGCCGCGAACCTGAAACCAGGAAGCTGCCGCACCGTATTCTTTTCCGTGGGAAGCTGAAAAGCGGCGCATGGGCCTGCGGGAACCTGAACATTGACAACAAGGGCGTCTGCGTGATTCGACCGGGTGAGCACGTTGTGGGCAAATACGGCCGCGTAAACCCCGAAACCGTGGGCCAGGCTACCGGCATCCGGGACAAGCACATCAAAGATATTTTCGAGGGCGACATTTTGAAGCTGAACCACAAAACCGCCCTGCCCGTGGGTTTGGCCGTGGTGAAGTACGACAAAAAGTGGAGTGCTTTTAGAGCGCTCCCGGTAGATCGCCCCTGGTACGCCTGCCAGATCACAGGCCTGGACGAAGTTGTGGGCAACGTTTACGACAACCCGGACCTTCTGAAAAAGAGAGAGGACACACAAAAATGATGAACAAGAGCGCAATCGACTGGTGCGATTTTTCATGGAACCCCGTCACCGGCTGCAATTTTGGCTGTGAATACTGCTACGCCCGCCGCCAGGCCACCCGCTTTGCCGGAAACACCCGCCTGAACATGACGAACGAGCAGCTCAAAACGGACACCGCCGGGCTTTACGTTCTGGAACAGCCCTTCAAGAACTATAACGGCGCCGTTCTTCCGTTCCCGGCTGGCTTTGCCCCGACCTTCCACAAGTACCGCCTGGGCGACCCGGCGAAGAAAAAGAAGCCCGCGAACATTTTCGTTTGCAGCATGGCGGACCTTTTCGGCGACTGGATTCCCGATGAATGGATCGAAGCGGTTTTTGAGGTCTGCAAGGCAGCGCCCCAGCACAATTACTTATTTCTGACCAAGAACCCGGGCCGCTACCAGACCCTTGCAGCAGCGGGAAAGCTGCCGGAACTTCCGAACTTCTGGTATGGCAGCAGCATAACGGGCCCGGAAAACAGTTTTTGGTGGAGTGAATACCATCACACCTTCGTGAGCTATGAACCCATGCTTAAACCCCTGGGCATTGCCGACGAGGACGCCGCTGCAAAGGTTGACTGGATCATTGCAGGAGCCGAAACCGGCCACCGGGCGGGGAAGATCACCCCGGAAGAAGGCTGGCTGGAAGAACTGGCGGCCGCGGCACGAAGGGCAGGTGTTCCGCTGTGGATCAAAGACAGCGAGGAGATCCGCGCCGTGATAGGCGGAGAACCCGCCCAGGCCTTGCCGGATGCGCTCAAACACCCCAAAGACCACCCCACACCGCACTGTGCCGAGTGTGAGCATTGTATTAAGACCCAGGAGGGCCAGAGAGGCACCCGGAAAGACTGTGCCATTGGATGGATGGCCGAGGGCTACGAGGACGGAGGCCCCCGCCACATCCCCACCAGAGGAAACCGCCAGTCCCCCGACTGGTGCCCGAGAAGAAAGGACGATGCAGAATGAACAGCCGCGAGAACATGGGCGCCCTGGGCACCCGTATTGCCAACATGGGCCAGACCCTTATGCAGACCGCGATCCGCACCGGCGTTGCCGCAGGCGTGAGCGCAGCAGCCGCACACATTGAGGAGGAACACCAGAAGGAGGCCAAGGAGCGCACGGACCGGCGCCTCCATAACACCCGGCTCCTGCTGAAAAACTACCGCCTTTTGAAGCGGCACACCGCTGGCGCCATCTACAACGCCAAGCAGGCCAAGGAGAAGGAGAGCGCCGCAAGCATCCTGGACGGCCTGGAAAGCTACACCCGGGACGACAGCCTTTATATTGAGAGCATCAAGCGCAGCCAGGAGCGCACGTTGATTATTCTGGCCCACATCGAGAAGATGTTGGACCTCTACCGCGTCTGGTGCCAGCAGAACGGCACAGAGGAGGACGTGAGGCGCTACGAGGTGGTCATGGAAACCTACATCCGGGAGCCCAAAAAAAGTGTACAGGAAATCGCGGGCACTTTTGGCATTGAGCGGCGCACCGTATACAAGGACATCAATGCAGCGATTCAGCCGCTTACCGCCTTGTTTTTTGGCATTGACGCCGTAAAGGCTGCCTAACGTGCGCCAGGGTGCACAAATTGGGCACTGACAGGGCACTTTGAAAGATATATAATACTAGCATGGAGGCTTGAGGATGAATGAAAAACCCTATAACGGCACCCCCCCCCCCGCGAGGTAACGCCTGACGGCTTCAAAGTATACTGTGCGTATGACGAGATTGTGGAGATCGACAGCCTGAAACCGAACCCCCGGAACCCCAACAGGCACCCGGAGGCACAAGTGAAGATGCTGGCCCGCATAATCGGGGAACAGGGGTGGCGAGCCCCTATCACCGTGAGCAGGCGCAGCGGCTACATTGTACGCGGCCACGCCAGACGCCTTGCAGGCTACGAGGCGGGCAGCCAGTATGCCCCCATTGAGTGGCAGGACTACGACAACGACAGCGCCGAAATGGCGGACCTTGTCGCAGACAACCGAATCGCCGAGCTTGCTGTCCTGGACCAGGACGCCATAGCCGGTATTCTTGCCGAGCTCAAAGAGAACGCCGACGACCTGGACCCGGAGCTGTCCGGCTTTTCGATGGAACAGATCGAAGACATGATCGCGGGCAGCAAACCCGACAGGGAAGCCGAGGAGCAGGCCGCGCGCCTGACCCTGGGAGAAAGATTCCTTATTCCGCCTTTCACCGTCCTGGA